TATAGTTTGTTGACAAGAATTATATTTTTCACATTAAGCATTTTTACCACAGTATGGTTTTGCACTAGAAATTATAAGATGTTAGCTCAAAAAACAAATGATTTGATAAGCACAGTATACTATCTCATAAAATTGCACCGATTGAAGGTGCAATGGATTGGTTACTCTGGGTATCTGAGAAAATTTAATTTAAAATATAAAAAACAAGTTGCAGGTGTATTAGCTCTTATTGGAGCTGTATACTTTGTGACTAAACTTATAAATAAAAATAAAAAATATAAATTCTCAGAACATGGATTGAATGAATCAAAAGTTAGTGTAACCACTCCAAAATTTGAGAAAAGTGAGGAAGAAAACGTCTGGTACAATAAAACAATTGAGTTAGTGCCGAATGACCTTCCTAAGGCATCAAAATCAGTGAACGATATTAATCAATTCAAAAGTTTGATCAGCAGAAACACAGCATTACTACGCATTTCAAATGAAGAAATGAATAAAGTTAGTGATGGTCAAGCATTCAACATTTATGGTAATATTTGGGTAACCAATATGCATAATGTTGAGCGTGTTAATGCAGTAGATACTGTTTGGTTAGAGTTGATACGCACAAATGGTATGGGTGTCAACAATAATATCAAATGTAGAATTGATCCTACAATGCTTCGGCAAATTCGTGGCACTGATTTAGTTGCTATTACAGTCTTAGCTTCACCACCAGGAAAGAATTTTTTAAATTTTGTTGCTGATGGTAGCTTAGCCGGTGTGCACGAAGGTTATTACGTCTTTAGAGATAAACAAGCAAAGGTGTATTATAAAAAGGTTTCCAATATTAAGATTGGTCGAACTGCTATAAAGGAGAGTTGGAACGTGGCACCTGGTTATGTGGGTGTGCCCAATGAAGATACAATTAAAGGCGAGAGCGGAGGTGTGCTAATTTTAGTAACTCCGCGAGGACCGGCGTTAGTTGGACTGCATCAGGCAGGATGTCATAGGGCTAGTGTCGCTGTGGCATTTTTCAGGGGTGATTTTCCTGATAAAAAGATCTCGGAGGGAGATCTACAATTGGGAGCTCAAGGATATGAGAGAACTTTAGGTGATCTTCATCCCAAGAGTGTGCCCAGGTGGGTTGAAAGCGGAACATGTAATGTTTATGGGACATTATCTGGGTTCCGACCAAAACCGAAAAGCTCGGTACAAAAATCACATATTTGTGATACCGCTATTAAATACGGTTATACCGTAGAACAAGGGGCTCCTGTAATGTCAGGATGGGAGCCTTGGCATATAGCTTTCAAGCCAATGGTTAATATGCCAAAGGGATTTAAATACGAGGATGTTGCTAAATGCACGGATGCTTTTATTAGAGATGTGCAACATTTGGATTTAAAATTAGGATACCTCAGTTTATATGAATCCATAAATGGGATCCCTGGTGTCAAATATATAGATGGCATCAATAGAAATTCTAGCATGGGGCACCCTTGGTGTTCCAGTAAAAAGAATTTTCTAATACCTGATCCCACAGAAGACAATCCTGATGGAGTTAAGTTTCCTGACGAAATTAATGAAAGGATTGAAGATATCGAACGAAGATATCTTAACGGTGAAAGTTGTAAACCAATTTTCACAGGGCATCTTAAAGATGAACCTCGCTCATTTAAGAAGATAAAAGAGAAAAAGACTCGTGTATTCGCTGGAGCTCCAATTGATTGGAGCATAGTGGTTAGGAAAGCATTATTGACATTTGTCAAGGCTTTCCAGGAGAATCGTGAGGCTTTTGAAGCTGCCCCAGGACTGAATTGTCAATCCATGGAGTGGCACAATCTCTATCTTCATATGACACAATTTGGAACCACAAATTTTGTTGCTGGTGACTATGCAAATTTTGATAAATCTATGCATGCTATGTTCATTATGGAAGCTTTCCGTATGATTAAGTGTTTGCATGAGATAAATGGATGTG